CGAGTTCGACTCCTCGCTGACCACGGACCACCCCGGCGACCCGTGCGCCTTCAACGTCGTCACCAACAACTACCTCGAGTGGACCGGCGGGTACGTCTACCAGATCAAGGGCACCAACGTCACCGGCACCTACGTCGCGGGCAACTGCGGAGAGGACGCCTCACCCGGCTCCGTCGCCCTCGCACTGGTGGGCCTGTTCACGTCGAACATCCTCGGCACCGACTACCCGTCGAACGGGAACCACATCATCGGCAACGGGTCAGTGGCAGCCCCGGTCATGTACGAGGACACCCTGAGCAGCGGCAAGAACGTGCTCATCAACGGGAACCCGAACACGGCCGAGGGCAACAAGATCCCGAAGCTGACCATCGGCTCGGTGCTCACCGTTCCGAACGCGACGACCGTCACCGTCGCGCTCAACGACGGCACGGTGAACCTCTACACCTTCTCCGGCGTGGGCCGTCAGATGAACATCAAGGGCGCGCTGCTCCTCGACGGCAACTCGACTGGCGCGGGCACCACCTACCTGACGCTGGGCAACAACAGCACGACCTCGGATGCGCTCATCACGCTCAACCCGCCCACGGGCAGCGGCGCGTCGATCCAGTTCAAGCGCGCGGGCGCAAACTCGTGGCTGTTCTACGACGGCGCGGGCTCGACCACCCTGTTCCTGCGTGACTCTGTGAACGCCAAGATGCACGTCACCTACACGCCGGGCGCGGGTGCGGGTGGCGGCTCAACGGACTTCAACACCGCCGTCAAGGTCGTTGGCAACGTCGGGTTCTACAACACTGCACCCGCCGCCAAGCCCACCGTCTCTGGGGCCAAGGGCGCCAACGCTGCACTGGCGTCGCTGCTCACCGCGCTCGCGGGCCTGGGCCTGCTCACCGATTCGAGCACCGCGTGATGGACGGTCAGGGGCTCCTCGTCGTGGTCGACATGCTCGGCCACCAGATCGCGGCACTCACTGCCGAACGGGATCAACTCAAGGCGCAGGTCGAGGCGCTCACGGCCGCGCTCACGGGTCGCACTGACCAACCCGCCTAACTCGCTCGCCCCACAACTCCACAACGCCGCCAGGAGGCACCCGTGTCCTACGACCTCGGCGACGTCGTACCCGTCGGACTCGTCACCTACAACGACAGCACCGGCGTCGCCGAGGACGCCACCAGCGCGGTCCTGACGATCACGCTGCCCGATGGCACCACGACAACCCCGACCGTCACGCACGTCGCTCTCAGCGGCGTCTACACGGTGAACTACACGTCCACCCTCGTCGGGCGTCACGGGGTCCGCTGGGTCGTCGTCGGAACCGCGACCGTCCTCGGTGGCGCGCACACCGACGTATTCGACGTCCTCGACCCCGCCGAGCTGCCCCTCGTGAGCCTCGCCGACCTCAAGAAGCACCTGAACGTCGTCAGCACCACGGACGACGAGGAGCTGCGCTACACCCTCGCCACCGCCACCGACCTCGCCGAGCGGTACACGAACCGCGCGCTACGACGCAAGACGGTCGTCGAGACTCACGACGGCGGCAAGACTGCGCTGCTACTGCGTGAGACTCCGGTCCTATCGGTCACCACCGTCGTCGAGAACCTCGCCACGCTGGCCGCGACCGAATACACGATCAACACGAACTCGGGCGTGCTGTACCGCGGCGCACCCATCTCGACGGGCCGCGCCTGGTACGGCGGCACGCAGGGTGTGACCGTCACCTACGTCGCGGGCTACACATCCCCGCCGCTCGTCGCCCAGCGCGGCGTCATGGAGATCGTGCGCTGGATGTGGCAGAACTCGCAGCAGGGTCCGCGCTCCCCCTTCGGCGCTGACCAAGGCGCCGGCACGGACGCGCTGCCCGCGTGGCTGATGCGCCCGCTCGACTCCCTCGTCGTGCCGGGCATCGCGTGAGCGTCAGCGCAGCACCGGCGTTCAAGTCGGCGCTGTTCACCGCATGCCAGACCCTCTACGGCACCACGAGCGACGTCCTAGTCATCTACGGCGCGAGCGACGTCGAGAACGCTGTCGGCTACGCGCAGGACATCGTCATGGTCGGCAACGTCATCAGCGACCAGTCCGTCGCCACGATGTCGACGAACCGCAGCCGCGAGGAAGCCCTGTCCGTCGAGGTCGAGTTCTGGTCCTTCATCGGCGGAACCGACCAGCAGACCGTGACGGAGCGGTGCTACGCACTCGTTGGCGAACTCGAGACGTACCTGCAGGACGCCGGCGTCGCGTCCTCCACGCAGATCACCCTCGGCGGGACCGTCCGCGACTCCCGCGTGCTGGGCCACGAGCTCGAAGAAACCTTCGAGCCGGAAGCCCTCGCACAGGGCCGGTTCGCCCACATCACCGCCACCGTCGGCGCTCGCGTCCGCATCTGACCACAGGAGTCCCCGTGTCTCGCTTCACCTACGTCGGCCCCTACGACAGCGCCGAGATCATCGGCTTCGCCCGCGGCATCAAGCCCGGCGAGGCGTTCGACGTCCCCGACGACCGTGACGGCATGTTCCTCGAGCAGCCCGACAACTTCGCGCCAGTCACCGCCAAGGCGTCCGCCAAGGCCAACCCCGCCCAGGAGGGCTAAGTCATGGTCACGCCCTACGACTCAAGCATCAACGTCAAGGCCGAGGTTACCTACGGTACCTACGTCGCACCGACTCGCGCGTACGAGTACACAGACGAGGGCTTCGACTGGAAGCCGACCCGCAAGCAGGGCGAGGGCCTGCGCGTCTCATCCCGCGTCGCACGGTCCGGTCGGCGCGTTACGACGACGGTGCAGGGGGAGGGCAGCCTTGAGGTCGAGGCCACCACGAAGGGCCTGTCGACGCTGCTCGACGCCGCACTCGGCACCTCGACGGCGACGCTCGTGTCCGGCACGACGTACCAGCACAACTTCACCCTCGGTGACGCCCCGGCGTCGCTGACGATCCAGAAGTCGGTTCCGGACTCGACGGCGACAGTGCGCGCGCACTCGTTCCTCGGCTGCATGGTGTCCTCGTGGAGCCTCGCCGTCGACAACGACGACATCGTGAAGCTGTCCTTCGACTTCGACATCCGCGACCTCGACACCGCTCAGACCTTCGCGGCGCTCACGTACCCGACGACGCCGTCGCTGTACCACTTCGGCCAGGGCGCGGCCACCTACTCCGGCACAGTCACCGTCCCCACGACGACGGCCATCGGCACCGGCGGTACTGCGGCGACCGACATCCGCGACTTCAAGCTCGACGTGAACAACAACCTGGCGACGGACCGCTTCAACCTCGGCGCAGCCGGCAAGAAGGCCAAGCCGACCGTCGGCATTCGCGACATCACCGGGTCCTTCACGGCTGAGTACAGCGCGAACGGCTACCGCGACGACTTCATCGCCGACACCGAGCGCGCCATCGTCGTGACCTGCACCTCGACCGAGGCTCTGTCGGTCGGCTTCGCGACGCTGCAGGTCGTCCTGCCCGCCGTCAAGCTGGACAGCGGCATCCCGATCAGCAACAACGGCGACTTCATCACCGTCGAGCACCAGTTCACTGTCCTCGACAACCTCGTCGCCGCGCAGCCGATCTACGTCGTCCTGCGCACGGCCGACTCCACCGTCGCCTAGCCGATGGCCGGCGACTTCCGGGTCGAGGCCAGCGAGTTCTCGCAACTGCTCCGCGACGCCAAGGAGTTCGACCGCAAGTTGGGCCTCGGCATCCGGCGCAACATCCGCGACGCGGCCAAGCCGATCGTGGCCGACGTCAAGGCGACCGTGCAGCAGCCACCGCCCGGCGATCGGCCGGGCTCGGTCGGCACCCGCGCTGCCATCGCCCGCGGGCTGTCCGTGCGGGTGTCGACGGGCAAGAACGGCGGCGGCGTCACCATCGCGGCGTCGTCGAAGGCGCTGCCTGCTAACCGCAAGCCGATGCTGCGGCTCTACAACAAGGCCGGCGGCTGGCGGCACCCGGTGTTCGGCACGGGGGCGTGGGCGCATCAGCGCGGACGCCCGTACTTCGGCTCGGTCATCGAGTCGCACCTAGACGACGTGAGGGCGGCCGTTGGCCGGGCTCTCGACGAGGCTGCCACGGCTCTCGGTCGTCGACGCTAACCCAAAGGGAGACGACGTGCGTTTCATCATCGACGGCACCGAGTACGAGGCTGCCAGCCTCGAGCGCATCACGGGCATCGACGCCCTCGACCTCGTCAAGCAGGCCGGGTTCGGGGTGCAGACCCTCGCTCGGCGTCTCGACGAGATGTCCCGACTGGCCTATGACGCCGACGGTGCCGTGATCGTGCTGCCCCCAGGTGCGGACAAGGAAGACCCGCCGCGAGTCCCTGACGGTGACGCGGTGATGGACTCCGCTCCGCACCTGGGGGCGCTTCTCGCGTTTCTGTGGCTCTCTCGGCGTCTCACCGGTGAGCGTCGCCTGACCCTCGCCGAGTCCAGCACGTTCACGTTCGTATCCCTCGAGATCGTCACCGACGGCGACGAGGACGAGGACGACCCCGATGCCGTGGACCCTACGAGGCCGTCGGCTTCCGCTCCGGTCGACGGAGCCGACGCGACCTCGCTGACCACCTCGACGGCCTAGACGACTTCGAGGCGCACGTCGGTTCGCGACTGGTCGACCTCTGCCACATGTTCGCGTGTGTCTCGCCCTGGAACGTCTACGACCTGGAACTGCGCCACTACCTCGCGTTCGCCGCTGCGGTAGACGCCCGACGTGAGGAGAGGTAGTCGTGGCCGCTGGCAACTCGTCGATGACGTTCTCGCTGTACGGCAAGGACAAGACGGCGTCGAAGGCGCTCAAGAACGTCGGCGACACGTCTGAGCGCGTCGGCAAGAAGATCGGCAGGGTCGGCACCGCGTTCGCGGGCATTGGCACGGCCGCGGTCGCAGCGGGTGCGTTCATCGCGGTCGACTTCGCGCAGAAGTCCATCGACGCATTCAAGGACGCGCAGCTTTCGGCAGCGAAGTTCGATGACGCCTTCGCGCGGTTCCCCTCGCTGTCGAACTACAAGGGGCAGCTCGACGAGCTCGCGGTGTCGCTCTCGCTGGTCACGAAGTACGACGACGACGTCACCAAGGCGAGTGTCGCGGTCCTGGCGAAGTTCGGTCTGACCGGCGAGCAGCTCAAGGAGCTCGTTCCCCTCACGCAGGACTTCGCCTCAGCCACGGGCCGTGACCTCGTAACGTCCTCCGAGTTGCTCGGCAAGGCCACGCTCGGGAACGCGAAGGCACTCAAGACGCTCGGCATCTCGTTCAAGCCAACGGGCGACAAGGCCAAGGACTTCGCCACCATCACTCAGATGCTGCGCGACAAGGTCGGCGGCTTCGCAGAGAAGGAAGGCAAGACGGCCGCGGGCACGTCCGACATCCTCGCGAACCAGTTCGGCGAACTGCAGGAGCAGGTCGGCGGCTGGCTCGTCCCGGTGCTGCAGAAGTTGTCGCGGTGGGTGCTCGACTCGGTCATCCCCGCGATCAAGTCCTTGGCAGACTGGGTCAGCAGCAGCCTGATGCCCGTCCTGGGCGAACTGTGGTCGAACTTCACCACCAACATCCTCCCCGTCATGGTGGCGTGGTGGAAGATCCTCACGACGCAGGTATGGCCCGCGCTGCAGAAGTTGTGGGCCGTCATCGCCAGTAACCTGCAGCCCGCAGTCGAGGCGCTCGGCACGTTCTGGCGCGACACCCTGCAGCCCGCATTCGTCAAGGCGTGGCCCGCAATCCAGCTCGTCGGCAAGGCCATCGCCATCGTCGCGGGCATCACCCTCGTCCTGGTGTCGAAGATCGTCGGCTTCCTCGTCCCCGCGATCACCGGCATCATCGGCTGGTTCGTGAAGATGGGGACGAAGGCGCAGGAGATCTTCGGCAACATCGTGACGTGGGCCAGCAACCTCGTGACGTGGTTCAAGGCGCTGCCCGAGAAGATCAGCAAAGCCGTCGTGGGGATGTGGGACGGCCTCAAGTCGTCCTTCCGTGCCGCGATCAACTGGATCATCGGCAAGTGGAACGACTTCTCCCTCACCGTCGGCGGCGGGGAGTTCCTCGGCAAGACGCTGCCGTCGGTCACGCTCGACACCCCGAACATCCCGTACCTCGCTCGCGGCGGTATCACGACCGGCCCGACGCTGGCGATGATCGGCGACAACCCCGGCGGCCGTGAGGCCGTCATCCCGCTGCCTGCTCGCGGCGGGCTCGGGACGACGGTGAACGTGTACGTCACGCAGCCGCTCGGGACGCCGACCGAGATCGCCCGCGCTATCGGTGCCGCCGTGAAGCGCGCCACCGGCAACGGCACCGCAACCCGCTGACACGAGGAGTCGACCACCGTGGCCGCTGGGGCACCTACGTCCGTCAATGTCGAGATCGAGTTCACCGCTGGCGTGTGGACCGCCGTGACGACGTCGGTGCGGGGCCACTCGCTGTCGATCCGCGTCGGGCGTGAGCCGGGCGGCGACCCGCAGCCGGGGACATGCACCTTCGACCTCGACAACATCGACGGCACGTTCACGCCGGACAACCCGCTGTCGACGTACTACCCGAACCTCGTCGAGGGCAAGCGAGTCCGCGTCCGCGTCGTCCAGAGCGCGACGACGTACTACCGGTTCGTCGGGTGGATCACGACGCTGCAGCCCGAACTCGGGCTCAACCCAAACCAGTCCGTGACGCACGTCGAGGCGACGGATCTGCTGGGGATGATGGCTCGCGGGACGCTCAAGGAGGTTCCCCTCGAGCTCGCTCAGCGACGCTCCGCTACCTCGTACTTCCCGGTGACGGACACGGCCGCTCGGCTCGGGGCGCAGGACGTCATCGGGTCTGCGCCCGACATGACGATCCGCAACTACACGGCCGGCGTG